GAACCTAACTTACGGTCTAAATCCACACAATGTTGAAACAGTTTCTGCTGTTCTTCAGTTAAATCTTCAAAGTTGTACTCTACATCGTCAATCGTGATTTGAGTTTTTTTCGTGTTTTCACTCATGTCATTCTCCTAGTTGTTAAAAATTATGCCCAAGGCACTCCTGATTCCTGTACTGGGTTCTTTAATAAATCAATCTGAGACTGTAAACTTGCTTCTGTTGTATCTTTGTCAATTGAAGTTTGCACCCATCCTACGCAAATAGCTTCTGTTAAGTCAGCGTATGGGATGTATGTTTCACCTTCTACTTGTGTATAAGATGTTGTGCCGTATGTAGATGCTGTGTAATCGCCATCTGTAGCAGAAACTGTATAGTGACACGTTACAACGAAATTATCACTTGTTAGTCTGTCCATTTGTACTACTTGCCAATTAAATGTTGTCATTTGATTTCCTTATTTAGATTCTAGTTGTGCTACACGTTTACGAAGTGATTGAATTTCTGCAATTAAGTCAGCCATTACCTCAGATGATGATGCTTGCATTCCTTGATAAACTGGATTTCCATTTTCATCAACGGCATCTTTTTCTCCAGTAACGCTATTAGGATAAACTTCTGCAAATTTATGAGCTAAGAAACCTTTTGTTTTACCACCAGTTTTCCATTCATATTCAATAGGTTCTAAAGCATCAATTCTTTGACCAGAATCAGTTATTGAACCAATTACAGTTTTTAATCGATAGTCAGATGTTGTGTTGTATGTAACGGCAGAAGTTGCGGCTACTCTTACTATAGAACCGCAAGTTACCGAACTTGCAGTATCAAAACGCATAAATTGAGCACCACTTACACCTGTTGTATCAGCAATATAAACACCATTATTTGATGATGTAAATCCAAAATATGCTTTTGCAGCATTTACAGTTGCAGTTGCACCAACCAACAAATTACCACTAGAGTCTATACGCATCCGTTCTGATACAGCACCACTTGTTGAAGTATTAAATGTTATTGAGTAACCACCTCTTGCACCAACATCAGTATTTCCGTTTCCGTTATATCCTATAAAACCTTGAAGATTTGCACCATTAGGACCAAAATAATTATAAACAGTTGAAGAAGAATTTAATTCACAATCGGAAGTTAAAGTTAATTGTCTGTTTGGACTACTTGTACCTATACCTACATTACCACCTGATACTTGCAAACCAATATTAGCAACAGCAGATAACGCTGAATTAAGTCCTTGTATTTGTGAAATACCACCAGTATTTTGAATGGTTAGGATTGGCGAACCTGAAGCCGACCTAAAGCCAGCAACATATCCTGAGCCATTATCTTTTTCTACAATTAAACCAAAACTAGGACTACTTGTACCTATACCTACGTTACCTGCTGAGGTAATACGCATCTTTTCTGCATTAGCAGTTTTAAAGATTAATGGAATACTAGCTACTGAACCAATATATGCACTTCCAGAATCGCAGAAAAATTGAGCTTGCCTTGTAGTGCCGCTATAAACTTCAAAAGAACCACCATTGCTTCCAAGTGCATTAACAAATGTATATCCTGTAGCAGAAGCTGTAGTTGTGCCACCAATCATTAAATTAGTGCCATCATAAGTTAAATTAGCACTATCAGTTAATAATCCACCTGTAGTTGCATAAGTAACACGACCACTTGTTAGTCCTGAGTCGGTAATACTTGTAAATGTTCCACTTGTGGTTGCTTTACTTGCAAGAGTTTGTACTACTCCACTAGAATCCTTGTAGAATAATTTTCCATCATTTGTGTTAAGTGCGAGTTCGCCTGCAACTAAGTTACCAGCCGTAGGAGTTGCACTAGCTGTAGCTGAATAATAAAGACTGATAGGCGTATAGTTTGTTTGTGCCATTAATATGTTCCTCCAAAGATTCCTGTTGTTGCAGTAATTGTAGTGCCTGTTATCGTTCCTGCGTTAGTAATATTATTTGTACTCATTTGTAATGCACCTGTCATTGCTGTTTGACCATCTGCTGCTACTGATCCTGTCAATGCGTTAGCAATATCAGTTAATGTTGTATTAGCCCATGTAGATGATATTGTTGTTCCTGTTACAACAGGATTACCTGCTGGTAATGCGTACGTTCCTGATCCGTTGCGAGACATTATCTCTCTCCTTGAGTAGAAAGTTGTAGCGTTAATAATTTAGCCAAATTTTGTGCTTGTTGTGTGTTTAAATTAGCTGTATCAGGCATTTGCATAAGTTCAGCAGCACGTCTTGGAGATAACATGGTTTCAGCCATTTGATTTGTTATTTCTTTATTTGCGTTTCCATATACCGTATTGCCAACTTTTTTAGCAACATTGCCAACAATTTGTCCACCTGGCATATTACGCAACATATTTGGGATACCAAATTGATTTGCCATGTTTGCATAAGCTAAGTTTTGCATAGTATTAGAACCAACTCCACGACCAGCATTTTCAGCAAAAGATTTTAAATTTAAATCTTCACCAATAGCTTCTAATCTTGCTACCTGTTGTTTAGATAATAAATTTTCTTTTTTAATTTTCTTTAATTCATTAAAAAATCGATCAGCATAAAATGCGTTTTTTTCAGGATTAATTGATTTGTCAGCTAATTTAGCAATTTCTTCTAATTGTTCTACAGGCTTAGACAAACGAGCAAATGTTTCTCTAGCTTTTTTGTATTCAGGACTAACAGTTTCAATAAATCCTAATAAACGATCTTTAGCACCCAATAAAGCATCTTTACGAGCTTTTTGTGCTGAACTTGGATCAATAACATTAAGTTTGGCAATTTCGTCATCAAGAGCCATTTTGGTTTGATGCAAACCTTCTAATGATCCTTCAGGTTTACCAATATCAATTCCTCTATCTAAAGCATTTTTACGAGCTTGTTGCATAGCTGATTTAATTGATGGTGATGTAATTAATTTTTTTACTTCAGCTTGTAATTCAGGAGTAATTTCCATCTTTCCTGTTAATGCGTCTTTATATAATTCATCTGCAACTCTTGTGCGTAAATCTGTATATTTTTCTACACGATTAGGATTAGCAATATTTTCAAGTGCATTTGTTCTTGCTAAAGTATTTTGAGTTTGACGATTAGCCAACATATTAGTAGCTTCTGGTGATGCTCCCATCAAAGCACGTTCTGTAGCAGCTAAACTAGGAACTCCTGATGTTTGTCCTACAGTTGGTAAAGAGCCTTGAACTGTTGGTTGTGATGCTTTTAAATTTAATATTGCTTTATCAGCATCACCACCTGCAAATTGACGCAAAGCTCTAGCAATGATAGCTTCTTTACCTTTGTCATATAAAGGCTCAATCATTGCTTTACCACCTTGATATGCTTTGTTTGCTAATGCTCCTACTGCTGGCAATGCACCGCCCATTGCAGTATTTAAAGCTACTTCAGGCAATCTTTCTTCTACAGAGCCTGGTGTTGTTCCTAATGCTACAGTTCCACCAACTACTCCTTGCTTTAACATATTTGGCAATAATGATTTAAATGTAGGCAATAGCTTAGATACGGCATTTGTTGGTGCTACATAAGATGCTATTTGACCAATTGTTCCTGTAATCGGATTAGCTTCTGATGACGCACTAGACATTGCTTGACCAAATTGTGTAATTGGTTTGCCATATTCAGGACTTACAAGTTCAGTCAATGCACCTACATTTTTGATTGTTTCACCACCTAAACCACCTAATGCAGAACCCATAATTCTTTTTGATTCAGGCACGTTTTGTATTGCTTCCTTCATAGATGCTTCATAAGGATTTTTAGGTTGTGGATTAGCTATTAATTGCAGTCCTTGAGTAGAAACTTTAGACATATCACCAGTTGCAATAGCTTGCAAATCTTCATTAGAAAGTTTAGATAGATCAGTCATTATTTACCACTCTGTCTTTTTTTTAATTCAGCTATTGCTTGTGATGCTAAATCATTTGGAATAGTAGGAGTTTCTAAATTAGATGGTACATTTCTTTGGTGTGTTTTATACACGTTTTTAGTCATGTCATCTAATTTTTTGCTTAAATTATTAATTTGTTCAAGTTGTGTTTCTTTATTTACTAACAATGCTTTAGGATCATTGGGATTAGTAATCATTGAAGTTAAAATTTGATAATCATTACCATTTAAAACACCCAACTTCATAGCTTCTTTTAATTGCAATACCACGTTTTGATAATCCGTACTCATTAATGCACGTTTATTTGGATTAACCATATCTTGTGGTTTAATTGTATCTAATCTAGTTTTTAAATCACCTAATGCAGATTTAACGTTTTGAACACCTGTTACTTGACTTGTTGCACCTTCAGGAAGATTTCCTTTTGTTCCCATTACAGGTTGTCCATTAACCATAACAGGATTAAATGATCGATTATTTGGATTATATTCAATCATTCCTTGTGGAGTATCAATTATTTGATTTGCATGGGGAGCAAAAACGTGTTGTTTAGGAGTTGAAAATACAACTTGTCTTGTTTCAGGATCAATAAATTGTATTGCTGTTCCTGTGTCTATTTGAACAGGTTTTTCACGACCTTTATAAACTTCTTTACCATCAACTATTAAACTGTTGCCAACAACGTGAGCTTTACCTTCACCTTGTGCAATAACAGTTTGACCACCTTGAGGATTAATTCTGATACGTTTTTGACCTTCGCCAAGCGTAATATCTTCAGGCAACATCTTTTCAAATCCAAGTTTTTGTAATTGTGGATTAGTTGATTGAGCTGCATATTTGTAAGCAGCTTGTGGATCAGTCTGCAATAAATTATTAAATTTATTAATTTCTTCTACATTTTGACCACGCAACATTTGTGCTAATTTGGCAGTTTTTTGTTCTGTTTGCTCTGACAGATTGCCACCCATGTAAGCATTTACTAATGGATTAAGTTGTTGTGTAAATGATGGTGCAACATAATGACCAGATACCATTTGTCCTTCAGGTAATTGCTGACCTTTTTGCATGAGTAAATCAGCTATCTTTTTCTGACGTTCTAATGCTAAATATTCAGGAGCTAATGGATTATCAGGAGTTATGCCTGCACTCGGCAATCCAAATGGACTATATTGATTAGCTGTTGCCATAATTGTTCCTTAATAATGATGCTAACTGATTAGTGTCTTGTATTGGTTGTTGTTGACCAAAACTAAATGGATTTTGTGCTTTATATATTGGAGGTGCTTCAACTGGTGTAAATTGATTAGCTCTTAACAAATTGTTTAATCCTAGAGGTTGTTGACTGACACCTGTTTTAGATGCAGTAGGACTTAATATATTTTTAGCAGTATTTGCCAAACGTAAAGCTCTAGCAATATCCGATGTTGACATAGACGGATTAGCCATATCTGCCATACTACCTGTTGGATCTAATTCAGGAGGTGCATTTGATACAGGTGTATTAGGACTATAATCATATGTCGGATAAGCATTGTTTAATGGCGAATTTGCCATGCTTCCAGTTGGATCAAGCTCAGGAGGTGAGTTTGAAATTGGTGTTTCAGGACTAAAATCATAAATTTCTGTTGGGTTTGTTGGATTAAACTCTGAAGTTCCAAATTCATTACCAAATTCATTTGTTAAATCTGTTGCGTCTAATCCTGCGTTTATAGCTTCAGAACCTGCTTCTAAAGCACCTTCAGCACCAGCTTCTAATGCTGCTTCACCACCTAATTCCGCACCTACTTCTGCTCCAAATAATGAAGGATCAACATATCCTGTTGCAGCAGCTAAAGCTACAGCACCAACTGTTGCCCAACCACCAGGTATATTATCATTAACAGCGTCATCTATTGAAGCACCAGCGTCACCTATTGAACCAACTAAGTCTTCAAAAGGATCAACAATTTTAGATAATGGGCTACTATCTCCGCACATCGATCATCCAATCATAGTCAGGTAAATCTGATTTTTCTATAACTAAATCCAATCTTCTTAACATTTCTGTTATTTGTGGATTAGTCTCTTGGTAATAAATAAAATCAATGTCTGAAGCTCTAATCTTTTTTTCTAATTCAATAGCAGATTTCATTAATTTTAGTGGGTTATCAGCCGTATAAAGATGCATTTCTGTTTTACCTACATTAATAGGAGCAAGAACAATCATTGTATTGTTAGCTTGCAATATTATTGCGTTATGTTTTTTAATTAATTGATTAACTAATGCCACCTCTTTTGTAGGTTCAGCACCTTTACGTTTAGCGTCAGCAATTATAATTTCAGTAGGTTTCATAATTTAGAAAAAGTTTGCTATTTGAGATTCATCAGCAATTTGATTGTTTATGCCGTAATCTTTAAAATATTTATACAAGTCACTTAATCCACCACCAATTGAACCTAATGCACTTCCTGTTCCTGTGCCACCTAATAATGCACTAGAACCTAATCCTAATAGTCCATTAGTTAAATTAGTTTGTCTTGCCATTTCAGCATTTGCTTTAGCAATATCAGCAGCGTTAGCCGTAGAATATGCACCTAAATAGTCTGGTGCAGCCACAGCAGCTTGATTGTAAGGATTAACATAATTAGGTGTACCCAAAGCCTTAATATTAGCAGCCGTTGTATTTTGTAATCCTTGTGCAGCTAAACCTGTATTCATGCCATTAATGATTGCACTTGTTAATAAGTCGTTTTGTTGCTGACCTAATACTCGTTTAGCGTTTTCATATGCTTGTGAACCTGGCATAATGCCTTGATTTGCTAATGCTTGGTCTGACATTTCATTTTGATGTGCAATCTGTGGTTGTAACCTAGACATAATTGCATCTGAATATGTTTGACCTGGATTAATACCGTACATTGGATTATTAAGACTAGACTGAAGATTTCCCAATGCTGTATTTGTTAAGTTTTCTAATGGTCTTGATAATGTTTGATTAGCTGACCAAATAGGATTACCGTTTGCATCTACTCCTGTTTGTTGATACTGCAAACTGCCATAAGGAGTGTTTTGATTCACTCGATTAGCAGCCGTAGCAGCGTTAGCAGCCGTTATATTGCCTGATGCAGTAGCATTTGCAGCTTGAATATATGGATTAGTAGAGTTTAAATATGGATTAGTGCCATACGGATTTGGTGTAGGTGTTATTTGACCTGTCATTGGTCTTTGATTTAAAAATTGATTTGCAACATTTGGGTTTGCTTGATATTGTGCAAAAGTAGGTGCTCCTTGTCTTGTATACCATCCTTCAGGGCCTGCATTTGAATAATCTGCCATTGGGTTTCTTGTACCATCAAGGTTAAACGGATTAGCCATACCTTGATTGGCACTAAGATTAGGTGGACTTGTTGTGTTTAATTGCCCAGGGTCTATTTGTGGTGGATTTGGTGTCATCATAAATCCAGAATCTACTTGTGGTGCATTCGGATTATATGCATAGCCAGCTTGGGTAACAGGTGTGCCTTGAGAATCAACAAAACCTGTTGGGCTTGATGTTGACGGTGTAGGTGGGTATAAAGTATTTCCTATTTGACTAGGTGTTCCTGCTATTAAACCCGAGTTACCCATAGAATTTGTTTGTGTACCTGATTGATCGAATAAACCCATATCTTTCTCCATTAAGAAAAACCAAGTATTCGGTCAATACCGTTAGTTTACTTGATTTTTTACTAAAAAACTACAATATGCCACCAGGTTCAAACACAAAATCTGTTGATGCCCAATGCACTTCAATATTTTGCGATGCAATACTTAAATTTAAACCTGCACAATAACCAATTCCTGTGACACCTTGCCAATCTTTATTAACTGTCAATGTTCCACCCCATGTGGCTTGATCCCATAAACTTGTATCCCATTGACCTACGGCATAAGCACTAGGATTAAACTGTACTGCACCTAAATTATTCTGTTCTTGAAAGTCTATACTGACGTTAGCTAAGATACTAGGCACACCATTATCAGTTAATAATGTAGGCCTTACTAATGTGAATCGTTTATTTTGACCACGCATATCAAAATAATTGTAGGCTTGTTGCACTTGACCTGTAATGTTTGAACCATTATCACTATTTGTGTTCCAAAACTTGCCTATATAACCATTTGAACCAAAATAAACTCGATCATTTTGTATCTCAAAACAATATGCTTCAAAACCTGTAAATCTTGCCCATGACTTTGTAATTGTGTGCATGACATATTGTTCCATTCCTGTTGATGTCGGAATGTTTAATATCAACATATTCTCACTAGCAAAATACATGATTTGCCAACCAAATAATGTTGAATAATTAGTCGCTGCAACACTTACTGCGTAATATATCTTATCCGTTAAGTTTACTCGTGGATCAAGTCGTGATGATTGTAATGCTGACGCTAATGGAACTAATCCATCTTGAGTAAGTAAAAGTAAGTCACCTGACCATTTAAAAAAACATCTTCTATTAAATGTTTGACCTAATTGCCACACACCTTTTAATGCCCAAGTTGCAGGATCTGTTGGATCAGTACCGTTATAAACAATTACTTCGCCCATATTTGTAACAAACACAGCGTAATCGTCAGCACCTTGACCAGCATCTAATGTCCAAGTACCCATTGCTTGTAAATAGCCACCGTTTCTTGCTATTGCACCAAAATCTAATGGACTAGCAGCACCTGCAATCGAGTTGACAGGTAAATACCACACTTTTAATGTGTCTTTTTCAGTAAAATACAATCTGTTTTTAAACAAATTGACATTGACTAAATTAGATGAAGTAACACCTGTAATCGTTGGTGTTGTCCAAGTTGTACCATCAAACACTCGTACTGCATCGACACCATTGCATATAACAAGATAATGCCCACCTGACGTAGTAATATTAACGTGTTGCCATTTATCGCTTCCTAAGCCTGTTACTGAGCTTGTAGCCGTACTTCCTTGCACGTTATAAATAACTGTACCTACTGCTGCGAATAATATCTGACTAGATGGCCCAGCCCAATTCATTAAAGAATTAGCTACACCTGTAAATCCTATTGTTTTTTTGGTATAGCCTTTACGAAATTGAATATCCGTAGGTGTAGGAAACCAATTGAGCATCGTTACAGCATCTGTTGGATTCATATTTGCTAATGAGTCTCTAGCGTTCCATCCTCCTATTGGTGATGGTAAAGATGCTGTTCTTGCTGAGAACTTTTGACTTTGCATTATGAGCCGTAACCAGTATCAGGAATATTAGCGTATCCAATAAGCACTTTGCTTGGATAAGGAGCAAAACTAAGTGTTGCACTACCTTTATCATTTGCTTTTGCTACGCTTAAATACCTGTCGTAATCTTGTTGTAAAGACGTTGTATCGAAGTTCTTAATTTGAAAAAACTTGAGTTTAGTCGCAAGAACCATGATTGTGTCATCGAATAAACTCGTGTCTGTATCTGCAGTAAATGAGTTCTTAACATCGCCATTAGCTGCCTCAACCCATCCTTTTGATCTGTATTCATATCCTAAATACTCCTGTGTGTTCATGACTGGCCATATTTGAAAATACTTTCCTAGTATTCTCCAACGTACTCGTGGGCCTGTTGATATATAACCTGATTTTAACCATTGCCATTGTTGAGCATCTTCTGGCCCAAGCATTTCCCAATGTTTTGTCTTATCCCATTGCGTTCTATCAGTAATTGTTTCGTAATCAGAAGGTAAGTCATATTTCATCTGACCTAATGTCAATGTAACACCTACTCCTGTTGCTTGTGCTGGCTGATTTAATGTAACGCTAGAACCGTTAACAGATACAACAAAACAATCTTGTGGTATGCCTGTGCCTGTAACTTGCCATTTATTATCAACA